TTTGTCCTTCTTCATCTACCCATGAAGCCGTTCCCTTGGATGCGACGACCGGAATTTTTCTATCCCCTGAGGAAGTTGTGATGACCTTCGCCATTGTTCTAAAGATGTTCTCTTCATCCAAGGCCTCAATCAAGGTTCTCTCGAATTCGTCTGGTACCAAGTAGCCTCCTTCGGAGTCGGTACCAATCTGCAGGGCGTTCTGTACATCATAGCTATTCTTGTTTCTCATAGCTTTCCAGAAAGCTTGATTATAGGAATCGGATGCTCGACCCTTTTTCATTTCTCCCGTCGGATTCGCTCCAGGCTGATTAGTAATCGGTAAAGATGTGGGGCGTGAAAGTTCAGCATCGATCGATGCCTGACGCTCCAAACGCTCAATTTCCTTGCCGAGGTTCATAACATCTGTCTCCATTTTTTCATAGGTATCAGTATCTGTGGCTGAAAGCAGCCCGTCTGCACCCCTCTTGCTGTCTAGGAAGGCTTTTGCCCCTTCCCATGCTTTAGCGCGTTTTTCCCTAAGTTCAAGAATTGTGTTCATATAAGTTTTCCTCCTTAATTTTAGTGAGCCAGCAGGCTCAATCTTTTTTCGAGCTGTTCAATAGGTGTTTTGTTTTCAGTCTTAGGTGGGATAAGTTTTGAGAGCAAAGAGTTTGTCACCGCTGAACGTGAAAACATCATGGCTTCTAGCGGCTCCTTCTGTTTCTCCTCATCACCGTCAAACAGGATTTTATCTGCAAAGCCCAGTTCCACTGCCTTCTTGGCATTGAACCAGGACTCAGCATCCATCAGATGTGAAAGCTTGGACCTTGAAAGTCCTGTCTTGATTTCATAGGCGTTCATAATGCTTTCCTTAACTTCGGCGAGCATTTCGCTTGCTTTCTGCATCTCACTGGAATCGCCAATGGCAACGGTCATGGGATTGTGGATCATCATCATGGCCACTGGAGACATCAAAACCTCCGTACCAGCCATCGCTATGACCGAAGCCGCTGAAGCAGCGAGTCCATCAATTTTGACTTTCACATTGCCCTGGTAGTCCATCAGCATGTTGTAGATTTGTGCAGCACTAAAGACATCTCCGCCTGGGGAATTAATCCAAACAGTAATATCCCCGGTGCAGGAATTCAGTTCATCCTTAAATATTTTTGGAGTAACCTCATCGCCGTACCAGGTTTCGTCCGAGATCTCTCCGTTGAGAAACAGGGTCCTTCCGGCTTCATTGCTTACCCAATTCCAAAATTTACGTTTCATATCGTTGTATCACTTCCTTTCTGTTAAGTTTGAGTTGCCGGTAGATTGCTCACCTGTGTTTGCAAAAGCTCCGGCATCCTTGAGCTTTGTCATATTGCCGTTTATGAGATACAAGTCTCCCCCCTCATCTTCAGAAATAGAATTCATATCCTCCATCTCGCGGATGTCGTTGGCAGATAACCAGCCGTTTTGCCTTCCAATCGAGTAGCCATTCATACGGCTTTGGTAATCGCCTCGAAGCAGTCCGTCAACATTAAGCTTTATGAAGTATTCGCTTTTTTCCTTAGGCAGCAGTAGTGACCGCTGCAATGCCTGCTCCCACCGAATCACCCAGGGATCAAGGGTATACTTCACAAATTCAAGCGATTGCTGCTCAATATTGGAAAAGCTAGACTTTTCAAGATCTCCCACCATGTGTGGAGGGATTCTGTACAGCCTTGCAATCTCATTGATCTGGAATTTTCTTGTTTCCAGAAACTGAGCTTCTTCCGGTGGGATACCGATCTGCTGGTATTTCATTCCCTCTTCCAGAACAGCCACCTTGTGGGCGTTATTTGTTCCCCGGTACACTTCATTCCAAGAATCACGGACCTTTTTAGGGTCCTTAAGCACACCGGGATGTTCAAGAACACCACCAGGATTCGCTCCATTAGCAAAGAAACTAGCGCCATACTCCTCACAAGCGAGTGTCATCCCCACAGCATTCTTCGCCATCGCAATCGGCGAATAGCCCACCAGGCCGTCGAATCCAAGCCCTGGTATATGCAAGACATCCTGTTTTCTAAGGACCACCGTTCCGTAGTCCTTGAAGTTTGGATTCTCATCCGAGGTTCGAGCGTAGGTATAAAAAATCTCGCCACTTTTGTCCCTTCCAACATTCACCTTGTTTGGTAAGAGAGGATATAGCCCAAGCACCCTTCCAGCACCGTCACGTATGACCTGTACATATGCATTGCCCCAGATGAGCAAATGGCTCATGAGTGTTTCTCTGAACACAAATGATGTCATTTCACTGTTTGGTTCATCGTGGAGGATGTGATAAAGCGGATGGTCATAGACCCTTTCCTTTCCACCTTCTTTGTAGCGGTAAATATGAAGCGGCAGAGAGGCCAAAGCCTCTGACAAAATCCGCACACATGAATAAACCGCCGTAGTTTGCATGGCGGTAAACTCATTTACACTCTTTCCGCTTGTGGTAGGTCCGAATAAATATGTGTAATTCGAGCCAGTATAATAGTCGCTAGGCTTGTCTCTTGCCTTGAAAATCTTTGAAATAATGGGTATATTCATTGCCTGCACCTCCAAATAAGCTCTTGTTCAATGTTCTTATAAAAAAAGAAGCCCGCGATCGTTGTACACAGACTCCCCTCTATTATCACTACCGCATCGTAATGCGCGATCTAATGCCATGATTGTTGCGACAGCGCCGTCAATTTTTTCAGTACTCTTCTCCTTGTCCGGTTTGATGTTCCCGGCAGGATCGGTTCGAATAAAGATATTGTCCATCATCCACCGGAGAACTGGATGCCCGCCATGAGCCAGCTTTTCTTCCAGTGTCAGTTTCATGAGCTCCTTTGTCGGTGGAGACATGTCTTTAAATCCCTGTCCGAAAGGAACAACTATAAAACCCATGCCTTCAAGGTTCTGAACCATTTGCACAGCTCCCCAGCGGTCAAAGGCAATTTCTCTAATGTTGTATTTCTCTCCGAGTTTCTCAATGAACGCCTCAATAAAACCATAGTGAACAACATTACCATCAGTCGTTTTAAGATACCCTTGTTTTTCCCAAATGTCATAAGGCACATGGTCGCGTCGTACACGCAAGTCAATATTTTCTTCAGGCATCCAGAAGTAAGGAAGAATGATAAACTTGTCGTCCTCTTCTTCGGGTGGGAAAACCAAAACAAATGCCGTAATATCCGTCGTACTCGAAAGGTCGAGCCCGCCATAGCAAACGCGCCCAGCAAGCGAATCGGGATCGGTTGTGAATGAGCACTTATCCCATCTATCCATAGGCATCCATCGGATTGCCTGCTTGACCCATTGATTGAGTCGTAGCTGTCTGAAGCTGTTTTCCTCTGCAGGATTTTGTTTTGCACTCTCACAGGCTGCCCGCACCTTATCAATGCCCACCGTAATACCAAGCGAGGGGTTTGCCTTTTTCCACACCTTCGGGTCGGTCCAGTCATCCGCTTCATCCGCCCCATAAATCACTGGGTAAAATGTCGGATCGTTTTTCCTACCATCAAGAAGATCTTGTGCCTTTTGATGAATCTCATAACAAATGCTGTTTGTATCGTTACCGGCTGTAGTGATAAGAAAATACAGTGGCTGCATTCTTGCGTCACCACTTCCTTTGGTCATAACATCAAAAAGTTTCCGATTAGGCTGTGTATGGAGCTCATCGAATACTACCCCGTGGGTGTTGAATCCATGTTTGTTTGAAACATCTGCAGAAAGCACCTGATAAATGCTCCCGGTTGGTAAATATATTAATCGCTTTTGTGAATCAAGGATTTTCACTCGCTTTGATAGTGCCGGGCATAGTCTCACCATGTCAGCCGCCACATTAAAGACGATGGATGCCTGGTTACGATCCGCAGCGCAGCCGTAAACCTCAGCTCGTTCTTCACCGTCACCACAGGTAAGAAGAAGTGCCACAGCGGCTGCCAGCTCCGACTTGCCCATCTTTTTAGGGATCTCCACATAAGCTGTGTTAAACTGCCGATACCCATTTGATTTAATAGTTCCGAATACATCGCGGATAATTTGCTCCTGCCAGTCAATGAGCTCAAAGGGTTTTCCTGCCCATGTCCCTTTCGTATGCGATAGACACTCTATAAATCCGACCGCGTAGTCCGCTGTTGCTTTGTCATAATGGCTATCTTTATTCATAAACCTGGTTGGCTTGTATTTCTTCAGCTTTCGTATACGCGGTCACCTCCTTCAATTCATGAACGACAAAAGAAGCCCCGGAAGGCTTCTTGAAAGTTATTTCTTATATACTAAAATTCGCCGGTGAGAATAAAATGGCTGTATTTATCTTTATGTTCCTCAAGAAATGTCACAAGCTCGAAGTATCCTCGCTCATAAGCCATTCGCTGAACTATGGGTGTATCGAACATGTTGGTTTCACCGGTCTCCCTTATGGCTAAAATCTGTTTTATTATCCGGTCTTTTGGGCTTTCTGTACCGGGATAGTAGGCTGCATACCGAGCGTAATCGTAGCCCTCGCTTTCAACCAGTACGCCTTCATCAGTTCCTCTATCCTTGACCAAAATGCAGTGCCAAACCTTATCCGCATCCATGAACATCTTATCAACGCGATTGGCAATGAAGTCATGATCATCAAGCAGGTTTTCGGAAAATGATTTGAACTGTTCTGGTTCAAGCTCAACAACTTCCTCGATAGCAAATTGACTGCCGCTTTCTTTCTCATACCCCTTCAAATCGTCTATTGTACTGGCTTTTCTAACAAAATGCGCTTTCACTGTTTACCCTCCTCACATCAATCATTTACTATTTCACATGAATCCTCGCCATAAGCTACACCAAGGCTCGAACCACAGTTCCAGGAAACATGGATGGTTCCGATATCATCGACTCCCGTTACTGTGCCAGTCTCACCAGGACTTAATTTGGTGTAGGGATCGTTCATTCGAATCAACCTCACTCTAGTTCCCGGTGTGTACTTTGCTTTAAGCTGCAGAAGTCGTTCTGGAGAAATGATGCGCATTTTATTCAGCCTCCTTTTGTTTGGACTCTCCGCTTTTGAAAGCCGAGCTTCCGGTCAGCTTTGAAAGCAAGATTTTGCGCTCCCCTTTGTATTCCTGGCCGATAAAGCCAAGTCTAAGGAGAAAGCATCGGAAGGCATATTTCTCATTGTCAGTTTCCTTAACTTTTGCAGTCACCCGTTTTTGTTCCTTTGCCAATTCACTTAGCGAGCAGATGAAGTGTGAATATGATTTGATTTCCTCTGGGCTTACCGGAAATGAAAACCAAGGGAAGCTGACCTTTTCCTCGGTAATTTCAATAGGCAGAGTATCTACTCCAAGCGCTTTCTTAATGAGCTCCCCTTTGCTTTCGATCAATCTTCTCAGATTCTCTAAAGCTGTGTTGGTGAAAGTTTCCCTTGGCAGTTCGATTACAAGTCCCTCGATTTCGTTTGCAGAGGCTGTGGGTTCCTGAATTTCTTCTGAAGGAGCTTCTACTGTCATGCTCTCTGTAATTTCAGCTTCGAAGCCGCGCTCTGCCAGCCTTTCCATGAGCATTTCAACCTTGTTGATGTCGATGTGCTCATGGAAGGTAAGTGCACCGTCTTTGTCTACCACAAAGCCGTCGATGCCGTAGGCGAAGGTTGGAGCTCCTTTGTATGCCGGTTTGGTCTCTAGCAGTTCGCCAATCGTATTAACCAATGCCTTACGCTCAGTGCCTGTGCAGTTAAATTTGATTTCCATATGAATAACCACCTTTCTTTTTGGTAGTTACATATATCACTCTAAACCTGTATATTATCAAGTTAATTCTGTTGTTTTGCAGGCTGTGTTTCTATGTTTACTGCAAGCTCACCGTAGGCTTTGTTGCTTCCATCCCGTAGGAGAAAAACCTGCTCATCAGAACTAACCTGCTCGATAAATCGTTTTACGATAACATCACAAAACTTCTCATCAAGCTCGATGGTGTGACATATGCGGTCAGTTTGTTCACAGGCAATGAGAGTTGAACCCGAACCCCCAAAGGGATCGAGAACTATGCAACCTGTTATGCTCGAATTGGTGATCGGGTTAGCAATCAAGGCTATAGGCTTCATTGTAGGGTGCTCACCGTTTTTCTTAGGTTTGTCATATTCCCAGATGGTAGATTGCTTTCGGTCCGAGTACCACATGTGTTTGCCTTTTTTCTTCCATCCGAACAACACCGGTTCATGCTGCCACTGGTATGGTGATCGCCCCAGGACAAGACTCTGTTTTTTCCAGATGCAGGTCCCGGAGAGATAAAAGCCAGCATCCGAGAAGGCCTTTCTGAAATTCAGACCTTCAGTGTCTGCATGGAATACATAAATTGAAGCGTCCTGTGCCATAACCTCTTCCATGCTTTTGAATGCATCAAAGAGGAAGGTGTAGAACGCTTCATTGCCCATGTTGTCATTTTTGATTTTGCCAGCCGATCCTTCGTAATTGACATTGTATGGAGGATCTGTGACTACCAGATTTGCTTTCTTTCCATCCATCAGAACTTTATAGGTATCAGGCTTTGTGCTGTCACCGCAAACCAGACGATGTTTTCCCAAAAGCCAAATATCGCCAGCCTTTGTGAGTGCAGGCTTTTGCAGCTCTGCATCCACATCAAAATCATCTTCTTGAATATCCTCGTCGTTTGTTAGAAGCTTGTTGAGTTCAGCTGGTTCAAAGCCGAGCAGTTCAACATTAAACTCCATGCCCTGAAGACCTTCAATCTCCAACCTCAAGAGTTCTTCATCCCACCCAGCATCCTCTGCATAACGGTTGTCAGCGATGATATATGCCTTCTTCTGCGCTTCAGTCAAGTAGTCTACAAACACACATGGGACCTCTGAAAAGCCTTCTTCCTTGGCGGCAATCAGACGACCATGTCCAGCAATCACACTGTAATCCCGGTCGACGATGATGGGATTGACGAAGCCAAACTCCCTTAAGCTTGATCGAAGCTTGGTGATCTGTGCAGCAGAGTGGGTTCGTGCGTTATTTACATATGGTACCAGCTCCTGAATCGGTACCAACTTCATATCACTGGTTGTCTTGCTCAAATCGCATCACCGCCTCTTTAAGTTCCTTATATTTTCTGACATCCTCCCATGGGTACAAGCAGGAAGAAAAATGACCATATACCGCTGTGTCCTTATAGCGTGGGAACCTCAGATCAAGCATTTCAATAATCGCTGCCGGACGAAGGCACCATACTTCCTTGATCGCTTCGCGAAGTGTTGCATCAGTTACTGTTCCAGTACCAAAGGTATCCACTTCGACCGATACCGGATCAGCCTTTCCGATTGCATAGGCAATATTGACCTGGCAACGCTTAGCAAATTCACACCAGACGATATGCTTGGCAATATTCCTTGCCATGTAAGCTGCAGACCGGTCAACCTTTGTAGGGTCTTTTCCACAAAATGCACCGCCGCCATGGGCTGCAAGTCCCCCATAGGTATCAACCATCAACTTTCTGCCGGTCAACCCGGTATCAGCCGAAGGCCCTCCTTCAACAAACCTGCCGGAAGGATTAATAAGGACTTCCGTCTCTTCATCAAAAGGGAAATCCTCAAAGCACTTCCACAGGACGTGTGAATAAATCTCCCGGCTCAGTTCCTCAGTGCCTTTCGCCGCGTCGTGTTGGACAGATACGATGATTGTTTTAATTCGCTTTGGCTTGCCATCCTCATACTCTACTGTTACCTGAGCCTTTCCATCTGGCTTGATTCCTTTGATAAGTCCGTCATGTCGAACCTGATCAAGTCTCTTTGTGATACTGTTGGCCAATACTACCGGGAGAGGGAGCATCTGCCTCGTTTCGCTTGTAGCATAGCCGTACATCGTCCCCTGATCACCCGCACCGAGCGTGTTATACCAGGAAGTGTCGCCACTGCGTGCTTCCAAGGCATTTCCTACTCCATTTGCGATGTCTCGACTCTGTTTGTGTACATAAACAAAAATGAGATACTTCCACGGATTGTATCCTACCTTCCGCAGCGTATCCCTCACGATCATTCGAATATCGATTTTACCGCTACAGGTGATTTCGCCCGCCACGATTATCTTACCTTTTGTCGCCATTACCTCACAGGCCACGCGAGAGCCGCGGTCTTTCCACAAACAGGCGTCCAAAACACTATCTGCGATGAGATCACAGAGCTTGTCTGGATGGCCTTCACACACACTTTCTGCTGTTAAAAATTTATTATCCATATCATTTTCCTTTCCGGGCGCTTAATAGGCGCTCCATTAAATCATCTTGTGGAGTATAGTTCGAGCAATCAGTAAGA